TTCACTTGGCGTAGACAGCGAAGTCTTAACGAAACAGTTAAAAGCTGTAAGCCGTGAACTTGCCGGACAAGCTGATGTAGTTGAGCTAACAAGCGCGGCTTATGACGTGGCGTCGGCTGGCTTTACTGATGCGGCTGATGCGGCCAATATTTTAAAAGCGGCAAGCCTTGGCGCAACTGGTGGCTTTAGTGACATCAATACGGTTGGCGATGCTGCAACTTCTGTTTTAAATGCTTACGGCTTAGAAGCCGACAAGGCTGGCAAATTAGTTGACGGTTTTATTCAAACTCAAAACGACGGCAAAATTGTCATTGGGGAATATGCTGCCAACATTGCAAAAGTTGCGCCTGTTGCTGCGGCGCTTGGAGTCCCGCTTGAGGAAGTCAATGCAGCTGTTGCTCAGATTACTGCTGGCGGCCAAGGGGCTGAGGTAACATTTACGGCACTTAAAACGGCGCTTGCTCAGGTTGCAGCTGGAAAGGTTGGCGAAGAATTTAAAGCTCTTGGCATTGAAATAAACGCTTCGACATTGAAAAGCGATGGTTTAGCTGGAACGTTGGAAAAAATTAAAAAATCAGGCGCAGACGCTGGAACGGTGATTAAAGCTTTTGGCACAGAGGCTGGCCCGTCAATTCTTGCTTTGTTAAACGATACGGAAAAATACAACAAATTATTAGAAAACCAAAAGAACGCGCAAGGCGCTGCAGCCAAGGCCGCGTTTGAGGCAAGCAATACAATTAACGGTGCATTAAAACGATTGCAAACTGCTTTTACAAACTTATTTGTTGACGGCTCTGAATTAGGCGTATTGCTAAAAGGAATATTCCAAGTTGCTGCAGTAACGGTCGAAGTGTTTGCGGCTGCGGTGAAAATGATTTTGGCTCCTCTTCGTGGGATAGGACAAGCAGCTGCTGAGTTTTTCAAAGAGCTTTTACCCTTTGACGACAATATCAATTTGGCGTATGAGCTAGAAAAAGGATTTCAAGCCGTAATGCAAGGGGTTGAATTTGCAACCGCTGTGGTTACTGGATTTTTCAAAACTGTTGCTTCTGGCGCATACGACGCCATCGGCAATGTGTTGAGTTTTGCAAACTCAATTAAAGACGGCGTCGTTAGTGTCTTTGCAAATCTTGGCGCAATAATTCACGAAAAATTGACAAGCCTTTACAACGCATTGCCAGAGCCGTTAAGGACTCTTGTTGACATGGCTGCTGGTGCGGCAAACGCTGTCGGCAGTTTTGCCTCAGACGCAGTTACAAATGCTGCCGGGGCAATATCTGGCGGCTTAAACACTTTGGCGCAAGTAGGTGGGTTTGTAGGAGACCAGCCCGGAAATCAGTCTTCTAGCGGCACTTCTCCAGCAGCCAGCACTATTCAAAAAACTAACACTCAATTAGGTGGCAAAGCAAATAAAAGTTTAACAGAGGCAGAGAAGGAGCGATTGAGAGTCCTTGAGGAAGTTGAAAAGATAGAGGCTAGCGCTTTAAAAACGCAAAAACAGAAAGCAAAAGCTTATGAAGATCAATATCAGAGCATAGACGATCAAAGAATTATTCTTGAGGCAACGTTGCGCGGCAACGTTGAGGAAGCTAAAAACTCTATTCTGAAGCGTGATTTGTTAAAAGAACACGGAGTGGAACAAGGCAACATTCTTTACAACGCAGAGCTGTTTAACCAAGAATTAGAAAGGCAAGTTGATTTGCACGTTGAGGCTCAAAAAGCTTTGGAAACTCAAGGGGAAAAAATGGATAAACTTTATGAAGGCATCGGCCAATCAATTCAAACGGGAATTGTTGACGCATTAACTGCAGCCGTTGAAGGCACGAAATCGCTTGCTGACGTGGCGTCTCAGGTCTTGCGACAAGTCGCCAGCATCTTGCTGCAGTTTGGCGTAAACACTGCTTTAGGCGGGATTCCTGGGTTTGAAAAGTTCTTTCCGCAAAGGGCAGCCGGTGGTCCTGTTACAGGCGGCAAGCCTTATATGGTTGGCGAAAAAGGCCCTGAGCTTTTTGTTCCCAACTCCTCTGGCAACATCGTTCCAAACAACAAGCTTGGCGGTGGAGCGAATGTCGTTGTTAACGTTGACGCCAAGGGCACTTCTGCGTCAGGCGACAGCGGAGCCGCAAAACAGCTTGGCGGGTTGATTGGAGCGGCAGTACAGTCGGAGTTAATTAAACAACAGCGACCTGGAGGATTGCTTGCACGCTAATGAGTAGCACTTTTCCTAATTTTGATCCCGCTCCAGGGATGACAAAACAGAGCGCTCCACAAGTGCGCGCCATCCAATTTGGAAGCGGTTATAGCCAGCGAGCAACCTTTGGCATTAATCAAAACCCAAAGTCCTATAACTTGACGTTTCGCGTGTCAGAATCAGAAGCCGACACAATTGAGGCTTTCCTTGATGCAAGGGGTGGCGTAGAGGCGTTTAATTACACACCGCCTGGAGAAGCGTCGAGCAGTAAATTTATCTGCTCGGAATGGACGAAGACAATTCCATTCGTTGATCGAGCGGAAATTTCTACAACGTTTGTTCAGGTATTTGAGTAATGGCTTATCCCTTCGCACTGCACGAGTGGAAACCAAACAATCTGTATGAGCTTGGCGACGTTGTACGAGCCAATCCGAAAATAAGCAGCAACACACTTGCCTTTAAGTGCATTGTCTCTGGGACGTCCGGAACAAATGCTGAGGAAGGCGATGATTATTTTGACTTTAAAGGCCAAGAGCCTCTTTTCCCGTTTAAAATTACAGAAACGCTGCAAGATGGTACTTGCACATGGGAAGCGTTTGAGCCGTTAGCCGAGGAGCTATTAAAGCTTGCGCCAACAGCTGTTATTGATTTGTTTGAAATTGAATTAACTCCTGCGCTTAACAATGTAAACGTAGAGGCGGGAAAGAATGAATTAATTTTAAGGTATCACGCAGGCAAAAACGGCTTGACTGAGAATTTACAATTTGATGGAGAAACGTATCCAGCTGTGCCGATTGAAATTGATGGGTTTTCTTTTTCAGCAAAAGGAACGCTGCCTCGCCCTACAATGCGAGTGGCGAACGCCAATAATGCAATTACTGATTTAATGCTTGAAGTAAACGGCACTACAGGTGAGCAGTATAATCCATTAGGCGCAAAAGTAAGGCGAATCCGCACGTTTGCTAAATTTATCGATACCGAAAATTTTAGCCAAGGCTCTCTTTTTGCTAGTGATGCTGATATTACGGATATTTTGACGACCGAAGGCGCTGACCCGTTAATCATGCAATCATTTAACGACACAGCGGATCCACAGGCAAAACTTGTTGAGACGTGGTATATCGATAGAGTCGCATCTGAAAATCAGCAGTTTGTTGAATTTGAGCTTGCACCTAAGCTTGATTTGGTTAACGTACAAATTCCTAGACGTACGATTGAAGAATTTTGTCCATGGAAGTATCGCGAACGTCCATGCAATTATCCGGGGGATAGGTGCTACGACGTAAACGATCAACTCATAACTACTGGAACGCAGGAAGAAAAATTAAAAGCTGATGTTTGCGGCAAGCGCTTAAAAAGCTGTCAAATACGTTTTGGCAGAAAAAACGATTTACCTTTTGGTGGTTTTTATGGAGCAAGACTTCAGGCTTAAGGCAGCCAAACATGCTGAGCTTGAATACCCCAAAGAGGCTGCAGGGCTTGTCGTCAATGGCAATTACTTCCCTTGCAGAAACATTGCTGACAATCCAGAAGACAGTTTTGTGATTAATCCTGTTGACTATGCGCGAGCAATGGCTTTAGGAAAGATTGAAGCGGTTGTTCATTCTCATCCGCAAGGCACGCCGATTAGTCATTATGACTACAGAGCCTGTATGCAAACTAAGATTAGGTGGTACGTTTATTCCGTCCCAAGCAAAGAATGGTGGACTATAAAGCCATAGTCGGCAAGAAATGGCAGTATGGCACTCAAGATTGTTATGGGTTGCTGCGACAGTATTACGAGCTTCTTGGCGTAATTCTGCCTGATTTTGAGCGGCCTAAGGACTTAGAGACAACCGACAGTATTTTCTTGCGTTACGCAAAGGATCTAAATTTTGAGCGCGTAGCGATGGAAAGTCGTCAAGAGTCTGACGTTCTGTTAATGCGTCTTGGAACAAGGACGCCAATGCACGCAGCAATTTATTTGTCTGGTGATCGAATTTTGCACCAGCGAATGAATAGCATCAGTGCGGTTGAGCCGTTCAGGCAGTATTATCGTGACAGGTTAGTGGCTGTGTATCGTCATGCAACTTGTCTTGCTGGCAGGTGAGCTTGGCGAAAGGTACGGCACCAAGCACGAGTATTACAACCTGCAGACACCAGCTGATGCAATCAAGCTGTTGTGCATTAACTACCCAGCGTTCAAGCAGGAGTTGATTGAAGCGCACCATAACGGCATTGGATACAAGGTGATCCAAGGTGGTGCGGCAATGGGATATGACGAATTGTCGTTGCCGTTTGGCAGCAAACCGTTATTAGTTGTGCCTGTTATTTCAGGTTCAGGTGGCGGGCCAACAACACAGATTTTGATTGGCGTTGGTTTGGTTGCTGCGTCATTTTTGTTTCCTGGCGCTGGATTGTTTGGTGCAACCAGTGTGTTTGGGGCTAGCGCTGTTGTTGCTGGTGCGGCCGGTG